AATATTCATTCCCGGAACCATCAGCGCCCCGGCGCGGTTGTAGCGCGACACGAATATTTGCAGTGTGAGACACGAAAGTTTGCAGCAGCGCAGTTTTCGCAAGGGGACGTTCACGAGGGGTTGAAAGCGGCTTCAAGGCTGGTTTGAAAGCCCGTCAGAATGACGCTGATGCCTTCGACCGTTGTCGCGGCATCGAGGGCGGCGATGGTGCCCAGACGCAGCCCTTCCAGACCGGCAGCTGTGCTGGAGAGCAAGGCGGACATCTGTATCCAGATTTGCGCGATCTGCCACGCGGTCGGGGCGGTGATGCCGATCTCGGCGGCGATCATCGGGTAGTCGCTCAGCGACGACGGCTCGGGCTCATGGGCGATGTAGCGCCGGGCCTCCTCTTCCTTCTTCAGGTAGATCATCTCCTGTCCGGGGATCGCGGTGATGTAGCGGGCACGGATTTCGCCGATCCCGCGGTTGACCGTTTCAATGCCCGCGCGCCTCAGCGCGGTCACCTCGGCGGCCAGCGCGGCAGCGCGGTGCGCTTCGACGGCGGCGGTATCCCTGCGGATCAGCATGTCACGATTCCTCCCCAGGGCAGCATCGGCAGCCCGGCGGCTGAGACGACATAAGCGCCCGCATCGCAGAGCGAGAATTCCACAACGCCCGCGTCTTCCGGCAGGTCTGCCAGCAGCTGGCCGGTTTCCCGGTCAGTGACCGAAACAGTGGCGCCGGGGGGCAGGCCGGAAAACCTGATGGTCAGGACGCCATCGGCAGAGGAGATCACCGGGTCAGCGCAGATCGGGCGGGGCAGCCACCCGTCCTCGGTCAGCATCATGGTTTCCAGCGCCTCGGCCGTGAACCCCGTCACCTCCGTCCAGGCGTCGATCGGGGCCAGTATCGGAGCCAGCGTGGTCCTGATCTGCACCGGCACGGTGCCGGTCTGATCGAGTTGGACATAGACATGCGCCATGATCACTTCGCCACGTTGATAAAGGTGAACCGCAGGTTCTTGAGGGCAGAGTCCTTGTAAAGCTTGCCCGTTTTCACCATGAGCCGATATTCGAGGTCTTCGTAGGTGCCGCTGGTCGTGCCGCTGGACGCATACATGTCATTGACGCCAGCGCCGGTTGATACCTGAAGATCGAAGGTGTCAACATCCGACCACGATCCCCAAGTCCCATTGTATTTCTTGCGCCGCTGAAGGGCCAATAAAGACCCTATCACCACCCCTTTGGCTTCGAAGACCACCGACCGCTTGTAGATCATGTGGGTGGCCGTCGCGCCCACCGGGAATGTCATGATCACGCCGGGGCTACTGATGTCGGAGGTGTCGAGCGGCCCTGCGAGAAAGAAGGTCTGCTTGTCGGACACGGCCCCATCCACCAGAGAAGATCGCTGGATCAGGTTCTGAATTTCCAGAGTGCCGGTCTTTTGAAGCTGCCAGCCAGAAACTCCTGTGACGAAGTTGTCGGATTGCAGGGTTCCGCCAAATATCGACAGACCAGCGACGGTCAGCGCCGCCTGGTCCAATTGCGTCGGGCCGATAGAGCCATCGACCAGACCGGAGGCGGTCAGCATCTTCTGCGCCGACAGGTTGGTCCAGTAGATCGCGCCCGCCGTCAGACCATTCGCCCGCACTTGCACCCAGCAGCGGGTCGCATCAGCGGGAACCGTGAAGGTTCCGCTGAAGGTCTGCCAGTCGGTTGTCAGGCTCGCCTGAATATCAGGGATGGCATCAATCGGGGTCGCGCTGTAGGTGCCCGCGCTGGTGAAGAAGAACACGCGGACATGGAACATCGTGACCGCGAGGGCCTGCATTGCAGCGGCCAGAGAGACAACATATTGCTCCCCCGGAACAACCGCGAACCCATCCTGACCAGCGCCGGGATCGGAGAAGGCCGCGACCGCAGCGAAGGTCGAGATGTTGGTGGCCGAGCCAAAGAACGTCGCCACATTCGCTGTCGGCGCCCCTGCCGGAAACCCTGGGACGACCGCCTGATTGTTCGCGCTGTCCCAGCGCCGCCAGTTGGTGAAGTCGCCGGTCGCAAAATCCGCATTGGCGATCAGGTTCGTTCCTGACGAGGCAAGCTTATCTGTCGTGACCGCTCCCAAAAGCTCGCCTGTGGCGACCAGCCGGACGACCGGAAATGTGAAGCGTGGCTGGCGGGTGCTGCCAACAGTCTCCTGGGCAAAACCGAGACGCATCTGGATCGCCGTCGCAGGCACCGTCACGTTCGCCGCGACGCGGGCGAATGTGGTGCTGTTGTTGGTCCCGATCAGAACCGGGGAACCAACCTCGGTCGTGGCGGCGACATCGCTGTAAAAATGAGCATAGAGACGAGGAGTGCAACTGCCAGAGCCATTGGCGCGGACATAGCACGAAACGTTCAGAACCGCCCCTGCAACAATCGGAAAGGCGCGGGTCAACACCTCCCCCACCAGCCCCGCTGTCAGCAGGATTCGACTCTGCGTAGGCATCATATCGGCGCTGATATTAGCCTCGAAGCTGTAATGCACCCCGGCTGTGAGACCCGCGCCCGAGTAAAGCGTGGCGTCCATCATATCGGGGTCTGGCACCATATTGGAGGTGTCGCCCAGTATCAGGCGCGACGCGGTGATGGTGCCCGCCTTGATGTGCTTACCCTCCACCGTCCCATCCACCAGCACATTGCCGCCGAAGAAGGCTGCCAGCGCCGACCAGACGCCAGCGGCCCGGACGCGGGTCTGCGAGAAGCCTGCGGCGCTGTTGTAGAGCGTGACCACATCGCCCTGAATAGGTGAGCCCCAGCCAGCAGCCGAGAGAGCCGCATTGGCCTCGCTGTCGCTCCAGACGGTGCCTGCGGTGGCGACTGCTACCTGTTTGGTTCCGCGCTCGCCCTGTGCCCCATTTGCTCCCGGCTGACCCTGAACAGCGGCCAGCGTCCACCATGTATTCTGATCTATCGGCAGGGTCGGAGGAACATTGCCGCCCGAGGCCAGATGCTGGACGCGGGCAGTCCAGCCCGAGCCGCCGTAGATCACCTGATCACCAACCGCATAGATCGTTCCGATAGCATGATTGCCCCGGAAGACGTTGCGGGTCGCGCCCGGCTCGGCGGTGCTGTAGTTGATCCGGGCGAGGTGCAGGACGGCCGTCGCCTCGCCGCAGATCGCCGTGACATACATCTGATCAGCAGCACCAAAGTCGGCAAGGTCAATGTAGCAGGTCTCGCCATCCCCGGCGATCGGGATGCCGAAGGCGGCCCCTTCAGCTGTCAGCGCAGCCGTGTCGGTCTCCAGTTGGGCACCATTCGAGGCGAAGAACAGCACCGGGTTTTCTGCACCCTGACGAAGTGCGCGAACCGCGATGGTCTGCGTTGCGGGCAAAGCGACACCATCGGTGAAGGTGAAGCCCGCGGCACTCGCCGTCAGGCTCAGTCCAGGACCGACGACGCCCTGACGTGCTTTGCTGACGTTGAACCGCGCCACCATGGACGGATATCCCGCCCGGCTGACGGTCAGATCGACATAGCCTGTATCCACCGTCATTGCCGAGACCGCATAGACCCGGCCGACCAGATTGCCGATCACCCCCGGCGAGGCGTTGGCAGAGATCGTCCAGGACGCCGTGTCATCGTAAGACCCCACCATGACATAGACGGTGGTCGAGGCGCCGCCAAAGTCGCCACCGACACCGGCTGCATCGGTGGCGACGATATGACTGCCCTGCGACAGCACAATGTTCAGACCGTCGGCGACATCGGTGATCGTGATCGAGCCGGTGGAGACAATGGGCATGGTAGCCTCAGATATAGGTCATGTGCAGCTTCACATCACCGGCAGCGACTGCTCCGGTGTCGTTGTCAGCTTCGCCTGCGGTGATCGCATAGGCGATACCTGTGCCCCAACGCAGGCCAAGAAGACCGACATCGAGGTTGACGACAATGCCAGTCGGCAGCGGAATAACCATGGCAGGCGCGTCCGTTCCCACAGTCGGAGCGGAGGCTTTGCGATAGAGCTTCAGATAGCGCGTGGCCGCATTGCGGTTATAGGCCATCAGCGAAGTGATGTTGCCTGCCGAGGTCTTGACGATGGTCGCATTGGTGGTTGCCGCCGAGTTCGCAAGGGCATGTTCGGTGCCAGCAGGCGGGTTCGCCGTCACCGCCTGAGTGCCTGAGAAGGTCACAGCAGGCACGTTCAGGACGTTTACCGGAAAGCCCCGGCTGGCATCCGCCCCACCAGCATGACGCGGCGAGACATCAAAGCGGGTAGCGTCCAGGATGTTGACGAAATGCAGCCGCCAGTCATTCGCCGTCGCAGGCGGAGTCGCGCCGTTCTCGACCACGATAACGAAGCGGTAGAACTTCGTCGGGTTCGGGATGTTCATATCCCGCGCCACCTGAACCCCACTGTTGGTCAGGTTGTTCGAGTCGTAGCCCCGCGCCGAAACCCGATCCCGCTCCAGCGACAGGCTCATGACATCGGCAATCAGGAAGTTCGGCGCGGTGCCAGTTGCAACGGTAGTGAAGCCCGTGAAGGTCGTCGTCACGCTGTCGATTCCGCCGCCGCCCTGACGGCACAGGGTTGCGGCCTGTGTGGCGGTTGTGCTGGCAAAGTCCAGCATGGCGCCATTGCGGGCATTCAGCAGCTCCGGCGCCGCGATGATGGCGGTGTCGGTGATGAGGGCGCCAGTGGTGTCGCATTCCAGAAACCCGAACCGCAGGGTGTTGTTGGCGATGCGCTGCGAGGACGACAGTCCCACCCGAACCTCCACCGGGGCGCGGAAGATGCCCCGCGCCGCAAGGATGGTCTTTGCATTTGCCGTGACACCGCTGGAGATCGGCAGGTAGGGGCTGGCACTCGCAGCAGCGCCCCCTGCGACTGGGCCGATGGTCATACCCGCGCCGGTTTGCAGCACTTCCCAGTCGTTCACCGTATCGAAGCTGAAGAACGTTGCGAAAAAGCGGTCTTCGCTGGTGGACGCGAGATGCTTGGGGAACTCGCCATAGGCGTCTTCCGCCATGACCATCGCGTGAGAGGCGCCCAGAGCGTCCTTGATCGGTAGTGTCTTCGTCATGATCTTCTCCTGTCGGGCAGGGTTTGCACCCTGCCCTGGCTCGTTACGGACGGTTGGCTTCCGCGAAGATGCGGCCCTTGGCGTCGATCTCGTCGCCCGTCACGGTGATGGCGGCAGCACCCGAGGTGGTGCGCTGCCCGCCGCTGGCGAGGCAGACATAGAGCTTGCCGCCGACCAGATCGTTCGCCACCGCAGGCGCCGGGAAGGTGGTGTAGTTCAGCCAGGCATTCGTGGAGGGGGTGCGGATCGTCACCGTGTTGCCGGTGCGACTGGCGACCTCATAGAACCGATCCACGCCAGCCGGAGTGACGATCTTGAGAATGTCGCCCGCCGCAATCGTCGTGATCGCAACCCCGTCATAGGTGATAATGGCGCTGGCTCCGGTGGTGTTGGCGGTGATGCCGCGTCCACCAGCAACCGCCGTCCGGGTGGTGTCGATGAAGGCGCCCCGGTTGCCGTCCTTGTTGTAGAAGGTCCAGGTGAAGGTCCAGCCCGTCAGATCGGCCACGCGGTTCTGGCCGTAGAAGATATCGGGCGTCAGGTTGGTGTTGCCAACGCCGTTCTGAAGCTTGTCGCCCGAGGACGACAGGATGTTCAGCTGGTAGGGGTCGGACACGTCGCTGATGGTGAAGAAGAGCTGGTAGATGGTGCCGTCCGCGTCCTTCGCCTCGACCCGGAAGATGCCGATGTCGGTGACGGCGGATTCGTGGATCACGAGCGTGTTGTGGGCGCTCCAGGCCCCCGAGGCCGGCAGGTTCGTGCCGATGTCGGCCAGAGACCCGGCCGGAGCGGCAGGGAACGCGGTGGTCTTGAGGCCGTATTTGGCGGAGAAAGGAGCGCCGGTGATGATCTGGGTGGCGCCGTTCGCCTCGTAGAAGCGATAGGTGATGCCGGTCGTGTCCACCCCGGCTGCGCGGAACAGGTCGGCGGCGACGACGGCAACGTTCTTGGTGGCGCCGGTGGCAGGCTCGATCGAGTCCGTTCCCCGCGTCATCAGATAGACGGCATTGGTGCCGGTGCGGACCATGCCGAGCGTCAGCGATGCGACGACATGCGACACGAGGCCCGTCACCGGGTCGGTGTAATCGCCCTCGAAATAGATCACAGCCTGGGACACGGAATCCAGCATGTTGGACTTGATGGTCAGGGTCGAGGCGGCGCCATTGGGGTGGGCGGCGGTATAGGTCAGGCCAGCGCCGGAGACAAAGGCCGCCGCCATCTGGGCGTTCGAGCTGATCAGCGCGGCGGTGCCGGTCACGGCGGTCGAGAGGTCAAAGGTCCAGCGGCGGTTGGAGAGCTGGCCGGTCACATCCTGCGCGGACGAGACGCCGCCGATAAAGACCTTGGCCGTCAGAACGGCCCCGGTATTGGCGTTCACAGTGGTCCAGTCCGGCGAATAGGAGACGGTGCTTTCGTCCTTGGTATAGACCTGCTGCGGGCCGGGGTTGGCGGTGATGTAGCTGGTGATCGGCCGGGCGTCGTTGTTGTCGACGATGGTGATCTGGCCGGTGGTGACGATGGTCATGGGGAGGGATCCTTAGCTGATGATGTCGCAAAAGAAGGTGGCACGGGCAAAGACCTGGTCGACGGACACGGAGAGCTGCTTGTAGCCACCGGCGCCGTAGGCCGCGTTGAACGTCCCGTCGTCGAGCGGCGGGGCCTGGGGGATGATCGAGACCCGGCGCCACCGGAACCACGAGGCCGGGGTTTCGTCGGTGACCTCGGCGCCGTTCTTGAACAGGCGGGCCTTCAGCAGCGTCGATTGCCCGAGGCCAATGCGGAACACCGATCCGTTCGAGGATTCGATCACGATGTTCCAGGACGTCCCGTCGACCAGGTATTCGACCCAGGCCAACGGGGTTCCCGTGAGGACATAGCTCTTGCCCGTCACGGTGTTGCGATAGACCGCGTTCTGCTTCCAGTCGGCCCCGAGCCCGGCCTCGGTCGGAGGTGCGGCAAAGGCGCCAACATAGGAGAGCGAGGGCACCAGGCTGTTGGCCGCCACGGTCGACAGCATGATGTTCGACCCGCCGACCGTGACATAGGCCCCGCCGGAGACGAGCCCGGTATGGCTGAAGACCGGAGCGCCTGACAGGTCGAGAATCGACAGGCCGCGCCCGTCGATATCACCGGCGGGCAAGCGCACAGCCGGCGCCGTGACCTCGGTCCAGGCGGTCCAGTCGGTTGCCCGGTCGACGATCAGGCGACCGCGCACCTCGTAGTCTTCGCCGGGCAGGATACCCTCGACCACCGTCAATTCACCCGTGGCAACGGCCCCGTGCGTGCCCACCAGCGCAGCGGCCGTCGCTCCGGCAAGCCGCAATTCCCACCGCAAACCCCGCGCATCATCGGCGCCGTCTGCCGACCACGACAGGCGCAGGGCCGGACGCCGATCCGCCGCCGCGCTGTCGCTGATCACCGCAGCGGCCACAGCCCACCCCGGCACGGCCTGCACCGCAGGCGGCGTCGCCATGGTCGTGGCAAAGGTCACCACGATCTGATCGGCTGGGGTCCAGGCGAAATCCGCCGCATCCCGCTCGCGCAGGCTCAGCCCCTGCAGCATCGACATCAGGCTGTCGGTCAGCGAGGTGATCTCGAAGGTCTTGGCGGCATAGCCCCAGCGGGCGCTGGTCCAGCCGACCGTTTCCAGCGGCTCCAGGACCGCGGCCTCGGGCGGCAGCACGAGGCGATGGCTGCGCATCCGGCGGTGATCGGCAATGGCAGAGGTCATCAGCCGCTGCACCTGCGTCCCATGCGGGCAGGCGGGCAGGCTGAGGTTGGCCACCAGGCGACGACCGCCGTCCTCGGCCTCCCAGGTGGTGTTGTACCGCGGCGGGGCATCCTTGGCCTCCCAGAGCGAGGCCGGTTCGGGATAGGTCGCGGTGATGCCGTTATAGGTGTCGACCAGGCCCGGAAACGGCGCGAACTCCTGCGCTTCGCTGGCGATCACATCCTCGTCCGTCAGGAAAAAGCTCGGCAGCGCCGGGGCGCCGACGCGGATTTTCCAGACCCCGCCCACCTCGACCATCGCACCAGCGCAGGTCTTCTTAAGTTCCTTGATGACGCCAGCAGGCTCCATGTCGAGGTCGATTTCCACGCCGGCGCGGTATTGGGCTTCGCTGCCGCCACCATCGAGCGCCACCGGAACATCGCATTCGTTCATCGCGGCAAACCAATTGGCGAGCGGCAGATCCTCAGCCTCGCATTCGCCGCCCCAGATCAGCCCTGCGCCGACATCGATGCCGCGCAGGATGTTGTAGATCATGACAACCGGGTTTTCGGTCTGGGTCCAGGTTGCGGGATCGGACCAGCGCTGCGACCCGCTGCCCCCCACCGTGCTGTCGGCGCGCGGGTCGTAGAGCGGGGTGCCCAACATTTCGAACCGCAGCGCAGGCAGCCCGTTGAAGCGCTCGCGGTCATATTTGAACCGGCAGACCGCGTAGGCGGTGCCCGGTCCGATCATGTCACTGGCCCAGGGCCGGTCCGGATCGGCCGCAAAGGCGGCCAGCAGGTCGGGATGGGCGGCGACCTGCGATCCGTCGAGAAAGTCGATCCAGGCGGCGCCTGCAAGATCGCCGGTCACCGGGCGGCCCCAGTTTGCGCCGGCGGGGCCTAGCGAAACATAGTCATCGTTGATCACGACGCGGGCCAGCGTGCAGCCCGGTACCACGCTGAGGGCGATGGTATAGACCAGCCAGGCCCGGGGCGTCTTGCCGGCACTGCCATAGCTCATGGGAGGGGCAATCAGCTGGCCGCCGGTGGCATAGCGGCCGAGCATGATCCGTTGCGGCGTGGTGCCGCCGGTGGTGGTCATCTCGGTCTTGATGCCGGGCTGGCGCGGCGTGCCGCGCATCGCCATCGCCAGCCGGGACATGGCGATCGAAGCGACTGTCTTGACCAACCAGCCCGTCAGCGCGTTTATCACCGCGAACCCTTTGACCGCCGTGATCAAGCCGCCGATCGCCGTGATCAACGGCCCTGCTTCAGCCGGAGTGGCCAGCGACAGGGTCAGCCAGAGGGCAAGATACCACCTCATACCCGCCAGACCCTCCGCGCTTCTGTCAGCGGCACCAGAGCAGCGCCGCGCGGATGGACGGTGTAGATCATCTCGCCCTGGATGATGCCCATGGCGGGCAGCCCGTCAGCCCCGTCCAGCAGGGCGATGTCGCCCACGGCGCCATAGGCCACGGGCACCTCTTCGAGGCCGTCCACCACATGCGCCCAAGGGTCGGAGCACCCATGTTGAAGGGCCAGTTCAAGCCCCTCTTCAACACTCCTGTAACGGCCGCGCCAATCCGCCATCACATCGACGCCGGTCAGCGCCGCCCGGCCCCCGGCCGCGAAGAGGATGCAGTCATGCTGGCCCGGCCGATACGGGGCCCGGGCCGTCGCCGCGACATAGTCGGCCAGACGGCTGCGCCAGTCGGGGAGCCTCATGCGTGCCCCCCGAATTTTCCGGTGCCGAGACCCGAGCCGGACCCGCCCGCGGGAGTGGCCGGGTCATATCGCTTTTCGCCCCAGTAGACCGGCACCTTGCCGCTGACATCGGCATAGCGAAACAGCCGGTCGTCGCTGCCGCGCTGGCGCATGGCGGCGTCCGAGTATTTCGCGGTCAGCCCCCGGGTCAGCGCCATGGCGGCCGAGGCGACGGTCAGGGTGATCCGGCCCGCGCTCAGCCCCTTGGCGGGGACGGTGCGCGGGGCCCCATCAACCCAGCCCTTCCAGATCCGGTGCGGTGCGGCCACCGGAAGGTGGCTGATCGGATCGGTCAGCAGCCGGTGGATTTCCACGGGGGCAAGCCGCAGGTCATAGGCCATGGCTGCCTCGACCACCTCGGGCGCGGCGGTGGCCAGCCAGACCGAGATGCGGCGCACATTCAGGCCGGATTCGATCACCAGATCGTCCATGCCCAAGAGGCCGCCAGCGCCGTGATAGGTGCGATCGGCACCGCCCACGTTGATCACCTGATCGTCGGCACCGTTCCAGAACCCGGCCGGCTCCGGCGCCCCGGTGGTCAGATTGCGGGCGATGATCCAGACCAGCAGCCGCGGGCGCAGGCCGTCGCGGCCCTGCATCTGGTTCAGTTCTGCGGGGGCATAGCTGCGCATGGCTACCTCAGCGTCTGGGTCCAGGCGATCTGCGCCTCGGACGTGATGGTGTGGGAGGTGACGCCGGTCGAGTTCTCGCCGGGCACAAGGCGGGCCTTGCAGCGCGGCCAGACCAACTGGACTGCGGCGCCCGCAGCGGCCCCGGGCCGGATCGGCGGGTTGACTTCGATCAGCCCGGTCTGGCCTGCGCCATTGGCAACCGCCGCCCCCACCACCTCATGCAGCGCATAACGGGTCGGGCTGCCATAGGTGAACGACATCAGATCGCCCCGGCTGATCGGGTAGGCGGCCGGAAGACCCGTCAGGCTCAACTCGCGCCCGCTGCCACCAATGGCCAGAATGGTCGGGGTGGCCGCACCCAGAACCGTGCCGTTCGGATCAAGCCGAGGCCAGGGCCGGGTTGGGTCGGAAACGAGGAAGGACGTGCCTGCCCGGCGCAGGATGTTGATCAGCGGCCGGATCGCCGAAACCTCGTCATGCGTCATCACGCCAAGCTCAATCCGGCCGGACCAGAGCGATGTTCCGAGATCGGCGGTCAGCACCTCGCCGCCGGTGGTCTGGCTCACGTCCAGAGCCTCCGGCAGGTCCAGCTCGGCCTGTTGGATCGGCAGGAGGTCGAAGAACTGGGAAAGGCTGAGAGGGAAGGTCAGGACAGCCATCTCACCCCCTCACGCGCGGGTTGCTGTCGATCTCGGCCACCCGGCCGGGCAGCGCCTGACGGCTCCACTCATCGACCACCACCTGCGACACTTCGAACGAGGTATCGGTGGCAATATCGCGCACCGCTGCCTGCCAATTGCGGTCGCGGTCCATGCTCACCCGGATTTCGAGCTGCATCTTGCCGCCAGCAGCACCCGTCGAAGCCGGGCCAGCGCCAACGCTGCCGCTGTCGGTTGCCACCCGCCAGGCGCGCGGGGCGCTGGACCCGACCAGCCCGCCATCGGCAAAGCCCGGGCGGCGGCCGCCGATCAGATCGACAAGCCGGTCAACCGGCACCCCGGCGTTGATCGCCTCAAGGAGCGGTTGCGCGTTCCGGGTCGCGGCAGCGTTGACGATGAACTCGCCATTCGAGAGCCAGTGCAACAGGTTGTCGTCGCGCGGACCGCCCGGGCCGGACACCTTGCCACCATCCGCCTTCGCAGGGGCCTTCCCAAGCCCGAGCAGATCGCCGATCAGCCCGCCAAGGTTCAGCCCGCCGCCAGACCCGCCGCCCCAGATCAAGTCCCAGGCATCGGACGCCAGCATCTCGGCCAGCTTGTCCAGCACCATCGCCAAGGCCCCGCCGAACGAGGTGGCGCCGCTGAGAAGCTGCTGAAACGCATTGCGCCCGGTCTCGCCGATCTGATCCAGCCGGTCGCGGACTTCCTCCAGCCGCATCCGTTCCGCGATCAGGTCGGCCACCGATTGCTTTTCTGCATCGGTCGCGCCCTTCAGGGCTTCGTGGTTCTTCAGGATTTCCGCCTGGACCGGGTCCAGCACCCGCAGCGCCTCGATCTGCTCGCGCTCGCGCTGGATCAGTTCGGCCAGCGCATTGGCTTCGGCTTTCGCGCCGCCTCCGCCTTTGGGTTCCTTGAGTGATCGGTAAGGCCGCCACTCGTCGGCCGTGGATTGGTGTGATCCGGGGTTGTCGCCCCAGCTCAACCCGGCAGATGCCCCCAGCCCCAACCCGTCGGCGGCCGATCCGGCGATACCAAATCCCAGGCGCCCAGGGGTGCCGGCTGCCTTGGTGGCTTTCCCCGCCAGACCCATGAGGGCGACAGCCTGATTGAGCGAGACACCCAGCATCGAGGCAAGCAACTGCGCTTCGGCCGCCGCAGCGCCGATCCCTGCCGCCATGTTGACCGAGGCCACACCGCGCGCCGCGTCCCAGGCGTCCAGCAAATCAGCGGCCATCTCGCCGCTGATCCCCTGCGCCGCGAGTTGCGCCTCATAGACCTGCCGCTCGGCCGCGGCGCGGGCATAGGCCACTTCCAGGCTGTCAGCCCCCCATCTGGCCGTCAGCTCGACGATGCGGGCCTCCTGCTGATGCTGCGCCAGCATCTGGTCGGCGGCGGTCCGCGCGGCAGCGATGCGCGCAGCCTCGGCCAGTGCCTGGCGTATCGCCTCCTGCCCACGCATCTGCTGGGCCTGCAAGCTGTCTCGCCCGATGCCCAGTTCGCGGATCTTCGCCTCGACCGCTGCATTCGCCTGACGCGCCTCTTCGGCACGGACTTCGGCAGACTGCTCGCCATAAGCAAGCTTCAGGCGCGCCAGCTCTACTTCCTCGCGTCCCGCCGCCAGCAGATCGCGGGCGTCCTGAAACCCCTTGCCCGGGTCGCTCGGCTTGGCGACATCGACAACGGTCGGGCCACCCATCCGGGTGTTTTCGGTGCCTGTGGCGCGGGCGAGGTCAATGGCCTGACGCTGCGCTTGTGCCTGCGCCGCGACGATCCGCTCAATCGCGCTTTCGGTCGCAATCAGGGAATCGTAATAGGTCAACTGGGCGGCGTTCATCTGGTCGATTCCGCCAGCCGCGGCGACCAACTGCTGCTCCAGACGACGGACCACTTCAAGCTGGGAGGACGGGCCCTCTGCTGTCTGAAGTGCTTTCAGTTCGCGCTGGAATGCGGCAACCGGGGCTGAAGCAACCTTGGAGGGTCTATCGCGGCGATAGGCATCAACGCCCAGCAGATCGGCGATTTCTTGCGAGCCGGTGTTGAAATAATCACCGGAAAGTTCACCCCTCAGCGATTGAAAGGTCTGCCGCAAATCCAGCAAAGACCGGGTCTGCGCCAACGCGGTCAGATTGCGCTGCATCTCGACCAGCACCGGGTTGATCGCGCCGAAGTCGGAAACGATATCTGCTGCGGTGCGCTTCGACTGGCTCCCGAACTCCCGAACAGAGCCGGTCATGTCGGTGACCGCGTCTTCAGCCGACTTCGCCTCGGAACCCATCGACATCAGCGACTGCACCGCGAATGCGCCAAGTGCAATCGCCCCCATGGTGACCAGGGACATCGGGCTGACCATGCCCATCAGCGCAGACCGGATCGCGGGGCCAAGGGCCTGCCCTTCCTTGCGCATCATCCCGAAGACCTGGCTGACCTGAGTGCCCTGCTGGATCGCCAGCATCATCGGGTTCTGGCCAGCAGCCATCATCATGAAGATGTCGTTCGCCTGGAAACCGAGGTTGGCCAGATGGGAATTTGCAGCTTGAGCCGATTGCCCGAGCTGCCGCAGCCCCGGCGCCATGGCTTGCGCCGCCCGCTCCCGGGCCTGGGATGCACCAATCGCGGAGAGTGCCCCCATACGCTCGGCTTCGGCGATGTCGCGCAGCTCCATCTCATAGCGCTGAGAGGCAGCAAAGAGCGGATCATATTTGGCCCGCACCTGATCGAGGACGGACTGATAGAGCCGGGCCTCGTCGGTCGCTTGCCGGAAATCCGCCGCGATTTCGTCGATCCCGAGCGAGGCATCGCCAAGAGCGGCAAGCGTGCCCAGAAACGTCGAAGGGCCGATCCGCGACATGGAGGCGCCCAGCTTGCCGACCACCGCGTCAAGGGACTGCGTGGCTGTGACCGCGCGCAGAAAGTCGCGTGTCGTCGCCTCACTGGCCTCTCCGGCGGCGGTGATGCCTGCGCCGCCGGTCCTCGCACCCTGACCGGCCTTGGCCACGGCAGCGCCAAGCTGATCCGTCTCGCCGCGCAGCCCGGCAATGGCAGAGCGCGCCCGACCGGTATCGGCCTCAAACAGCATGCTGACGCGCAGGTTACCGGCCACGGGCGTTAAGCTCCTCTATTGCCCCGGATTCGATGTCGCGAACCTCGGCCCACAGGCCGGGGGTCATCTCGATGCCCGCCAGATCAAGCCCGGCGCGGGCGGCGGTGTAGTCGAGGCCGAGCCACAAGAGCCGGGTCGCCTCGAGGCTGGAGAGCGCCTGCGTCCGCCACTGGCCCGACACCGCGCACCAGGCGGTCCATGCGGGCAGATGGTCGGCCCAGAGACCCTCGTCTTCCGCCGCCTCTTCCAGTTGCAGCACGAGCCTCATCCGGGCGGCGTCCTCCTTGGCGCGGGAAAGGTCGCGGCTTCCGCCACGGTCGCCGCGCGCCCAGACCCGCCCGGCGGCGGTCAGTTTCCCCGCTTGGCGCCCATGAGTTGGGCCTGATAGGTGTCGATCACCGCGCGGCGGACAAAGAGATCGCTCAGCACCATGGTCATCGCCTCGGGGCTAAAGACCAGGGGCACCTCTTCACCGTCGCGGTCATCGGTCAACCCTTCCCAGCCGATCAGCACATCAGCCAGAAACGCATCCTGCCCGGCCGCATCGAGCAGATGGTGCTCGGCTAGTTCCGGCACCGACAGCGCCCGAAACAGCGCCGTGAAGCTCTGGGTTTCGACGGTGTCTTCATCAGTCGGGAAATCGACGCTGACCTTGGCTTTGAACTGGCGGTTCTTGACGATCTTCATGGTGCGGACTCCGGTCAGGTGTCAGGTAAAAGCGATGGTGAACTGGTCGTTGCCCGAGGTGGGCAGCGGGACAACATTCAGCGGCCATTCGGTGATGCCATCCTGTACGGCCAACCCGGTCGGGCGCTGCACCTGGGCGGCAGGAACCGACAACGTGCAGATCTTGCCCGCCCCGGTGCCGTGGATCAGGCTGAGGGCCTGCGCGGTGCCCGCGGCCGCCAGCGAGAACGGGTTGTAGGTGGCCAGCGGCACCGCCTCGATCTGCAGGTCGATCATCTCGCTGCGGTCGGTGATCAGAATGCTTTCCGACCGGACCAGCATGCGCGGCGTCACCTTGTTTCCGGCGTCCAGGCTGAAGGACCGCAGCACCGGGTTTACGGCACCGATGCTGAAGGTCGGTGTATTGGCGCTGGTCGCGACCTGCGGCATCTGGGTCAGCTGGGTGCCATAGGTCGCCGTCGGCATCGCCAGCGCCGCAGGCTGCGTGAAGAGGCCGGTGAACTCGAACTCCAGATAGACCACGCCCTGAGCGGACATGACGTATTTGAAGGTGCCGCGGGCACCCTTGAACAGATAGTTCGTGCCGTCGTTCACGAAGTAGATCGTGCAGGACTCATGGGCCGACGAGACCGGGTTGTAGGTGACCGACGTCGCGGCAACGATGGTCTCGGCCATGGCACAGGACCGCAGCAGCACGCCGATCGCCGGAGCGGTGCCCGCCGTGCCGCTGCCCTTCACCTCGACCTTGAAACTGATCTTGGCATGCAGCCCCGCCGCGATGGTGGGCCGGGCGCCCATATAGGGACGCTCGAACCCGCGGGTGACGTCCTGCCCCTCCATCGGCATGACGCGCACGTCCTCCGCCAGAATGGCATTGGCCGCGCCGGTGGGCGTCGGGTCGGTCCCGTAGACCGTTTCGATCTTGGCCAGCAGGGCCTGCAAGCGCCAGAAATTCGGCATTTACGCCTCCTTTGCAGGGGGTTTAACGGCCCCCTTCACGGTGGGTTTCACGGGTTCGTCGGAGGTGGCAGCGGGTGCCGGATCAGCAGCGGAGCGCAGTTGCCCATCCGGCTGCCGGATATAGCTGCCGCCCGCCTGGGGCAGCGGGTGATCGGGAGTGGTCATGGCGAAATCCTCAGTTGGTCGGGCAGGCTGAAATCCAGTTCGTAGATCGCCACGCCGCGGGCAAAACTGGCGAGAACGACTCGCTGCAAGGCGAAGACCCCGGAAGTATTGGCTGGGGTCCATCCGCAGATCGCGGCAGCCAGCTGATCGATCAGGCCGCCGGCCTCGTCGAGAACTTGCGCGCCGTTTGGATCATGCGTGCGCAGTGACAGGATCAAGGCGAATTGCCGCTCGATATTCTGACGGTAGGCCGAGGCTGCCGTGGCAGCTCTGGGTGCGCCCGCGATTCCGATCGGAAGAACGTGGACGCAGGGAGTCAGGGTCGGCACGCTGTCCGCTTTCATCAGCGCCGCCAGAGCGGCCGCACCATAGACCCGACCCTGCAGCGCCGGAACCGCCTCGGAGACCCGGGTGATGATTGCCGGGATCATTGGAGTCTTTCCAGCAGGCTGGGGAAGTGGATCGCAGCAAGATTGTGGATGTCGGTCTCTTCATCGCGCGAGATGCCGAGATAGGGACGCGCCGGAATGTCGCCCCAGGGCGAGAGGACCGTCATCTGCCGTCCGCGCTTGTCCTCGCCGATCCAGACGCCAAGCGATCCGACGGCGGCCCCCATCTGGTGGACGGCCGCATAGGGAACGTTTGTGCCGACCAGGACGTGATCCGGCGCGGCCCAGGCGTTGATGCTGGTGCGCAAGACACCGGACAGCACAAGCGTTTTGCCGCCATCCTCGGCAGCACGCTTGCTGGGCACCCACGGGGTGCCGTCGGGAGTGACATTGGTGACCGCGATCCGCTCGACGGCACCATTCACCAGCACCCGCCCGACAGCATCCATGAAATCGGTCATGTCGGTCAGACCCGTGACCAGCGCGCCGAGGCCAGCTTGAAGTGCCGCGTCTTCCAGTCCGACGGTGAAGGTTACGCCGGTCATCAGAACCCCCGCAGCGAGTCGCGGGTCAGCTGCCGGTCGGCGCCATCCGTCATGGCCACACCGGGCGTGGTGATCTCCGGTGCCAGCGCCCCGCCATCACCCAGGGCGGCATCGCCCCGCGACACCGATTTCAGGAATGCGATGGCATCATCGCGCAAGCTTTTGCGCGCCTCCATGCTGTGGCCGATGTTCACATAGAGCCGGTGCAGCGCGAGATCGCGGCAGATGGTTTTCAGAATGCGCGGAGGATCGGTCTGGATGCGGGCAAGGTCGGTCACAGCCTTGGCGATGTAGCTGTCGATCTCTGCCGAAGCATCATCAAGCGCCGCCTGGATGCGCGCATCATCGACCGCGCCAAGCCCGTCATCGAGATCGGTCAGCGCAACCAGGTCCCGACGGGGAATGCTGGCAGTGAACTCGGCGATGGTGGCGTAGGACATATCGGCCTCTGGTTCGGTTTGGTGGGGGGCCATCCTCCCCCCTGGCTGCCGGGTCCAGGGCGCGGGTTCGCCCCTGGCTTGGCACGATCGGGGCTGCGGCAGCTTCCCCTGGTATCTGGTTGCGGGAGCAGGACTTGAACCTGCGGCCTCCGGATTATGAGTCCGGCGCTCTGCCGACTGAGCTACCCCGCCGGAATTCAGGCTTCGGGCACGGCGATGCTGAAGCGGGGATCACCACGCAGGATTGCAATGTCGTCGTCCGTCAACTCGCCTGCGGGCACCTCGGTCGGGCCGGACGGCCAGCGACGGCCCAGCCGACGGCGGCCACCTTCGGCCAGACAGGTCACGACAATCCGCGCCTCACCGGGGCCACCAGCGCCGGTGGCACCATCGGCCGGATCGACGTTTCCCAGGGCATCCTTGTCGGCGGGGAGGATCGTCTCCTCCCCGCCCTGCGCCGCCGCTTGACCTTCGGTCGGCGCTTCCGGAGGGGCGGCCGGTATTCCGGCGGCATTTTCCCCCTCGGTATTCTGGTGGGCCAGATTCTGATGGGCCAGTGTCGTGGTCGCCTTTCGGGCCATGGTCATTCTCCTGTCGGCTTATCGTCGGGGGCGGGCCTGCCGCCCCCTCGGGAAACCGACCGCAGGGCGGTCAGGTCAGAGGGTCAGGCGGGTTTCGACATGCAGATCAGCGGTGTTGCGCCACTTGTTGGTGGCGCCGTTCGCGTCACGTTCGTTCAGCAGGATGTCGCGGGCGGCTCCCTCGAGCGACGGCGGCACGACCAGCAGCTTCGGCTTCAGGTTCAGCTTGCGACCGCGGTGACCGCGCATCGACATCATCGCCGCCCGGGCCAGCGCATAGTTCGCCGCGTTCAGCGTCTGCCGCGAGGCAAAGACCAGTTGCCAGGCGCCGAAGCCAGCCGCGCAACGCCGCTTGGCACCCCAGACATATTCATCCTGGTTGAAGACGTTGTCGTCGGTCAGGTTGGTCTTGGGCGTGATCCGGGCCTTCTCGCGGTCCTGGAAGATCATCGGCTTGATCGGGCGGCTGTCGTCGATCAGATACCAGGCCGCGCCCGATCCACCCTGGAAGTTCGACACCGACACCTCGGCACCCGCTTCGTTCTCGACCGGGTGATCGGTGTCGAAAAAGAACTGGCCGTCGTAATGGGTGGTGGTGAAGCCCTTTTCCAGATGCTCCCAGACCAGATCGTCGGGCAGTTCGGCAGCCACCTGCCCCATGTCGGAGACGATGGGCGTGTAGATGCCATATTGATCGTCGGCCACATCATCGACCGGAACCGCGACGGTCTTTTCAAACTTGCGGTTGGTGATGACGAAACCGTCGGTTTCCAGCCGCTCGACATAGCGCTCGCCGATCCACTCCCGCATCGGCCCAAGTTCCGAAAGTTTGGGATAGGCCTGATGCCGCGAGGTCGAATTGACCGTCATGGCGATGCGGCCATAGGTCGTTTCAACACCCGTAAGGCGGACGTTGAAGGCGGTGTTGAAGGCGATGTTCAGGGCTGCCAGGGAGGCCTGGGTGATGTCCATTGCGGATCTCCGATCAGAGGATTTCGACGACGACGCCTTCGGGCGTCACGTCCAGGCACTTGCCCGCCACGATGGTGCTGGTCGCGGACGACCCAACCGTCGTGTCATCGACGACATAGACCGAGGTGCCGATATGGGCGCGGGTGACGGCGTTGGTGCCGTCGTTGCGGAAGAGGAAAACCCCGCGCTCGATGTCGACGAAGACGTCACCGGCGGCGCCGGTGCTGTTGTTGGCCTCGGCCAGCGCCACGCCACGGACCCGCGTCGCTGTGGTCACGGCCTTGACGGCATAGCCCGAGCCATTCAGCGCCACCATGGCGCCTGCAAAGATCCGCATGGTGGCCGCGACCGGGTCGCGGAACCGTTTGCCTTCGCCAACGCGGGTACGCGGAGCGTTCTGGGTCAGTGCGGTCATGGTTCAGCCCTCCTGCATCGCGGCGCGGGTTTTCACGAAGTCGGACTCGGCCAGGCCCATTTTCGAGGCGACCTGCCGTTCCAGCGCCGACAGCCCGTCACCCGACGCTTTCGGCGGCTGCTTGCCAGCAAGCTGACGCCGCCCGATTTCGACACGGACCGGGGCGACCTTTGCCCAGGCTTCGAACTCGGACAGGTCCTTCGAGGCGAGCTGGGTGGCCCAGCCTTCAAGATCCGGCGTCAGCTTGCCGTCATCCCGCGCCTTCTCCAGCGCGGCCTCGACCTTGCCGGAGGTCACGTCCTTCTGGAGCGAGGCGAGCTGGGTCTGAAGCGCGTCGAACGACGATTTCGGCACGAAGGCCGAGGGATCGACGGCCGAACCGGCCAGCCGCGCGCAGATCTGCGTCACGGCATCGGCGCCCGTCACCTTCGCAGCCGCCCGGATCGAGGCCAGCTGGGTTTCTGCCGTGGCGAGCGCGGTCACGCGCGCCACGATGTCATCGGGCTTGTCGGCCGGCAGGCCGAGGGCACCCGCGATCTGTTCGATCGGGTTCATCAGGGTTTCCTTCGAGGCAAGTTGACGGAGTTGGGGCAAGGCTGGGTTGTTGATCAGGCCAGCACCTTCGATGAGAACGACCTGACCATCGGGCCGGTTGCGGAAGACCGGCGAGACGAAGCGATAGGCGAGGCTTTCCAGCGCCTGCCGACCGTCGGCCGTCCATTCAACCGACGCCATGATGCGGTCGCCCTCGACCTCCATGGCGGTGATCCATCCGGCGGCGCGGCTGTCGGCCGAGCCCTGACCGGCAAAGCTGCGATGATCGAAGTCGATCGGCAGCACATTGCCGGCGGCAAGCCGAAAGCTGTCGGCAATCACCGCCGCCGGATTGTCCAGGGCGAAGGCAGGGCGGCCGTCAGCAGTCCGAAACTTGCCGACCGGGATCAGTTCGATCCGGTCGGCAGGCGCGGTAGGCAAGAGGGCGTTGCCGCAGATATTTCGGATGGTGTTGGTCATGACAGCTTACTGCCAGACCTGGACGTTCAAGGGCCGTGGGATACTGTTTGGGGGGTGACCGGCCGCGCGCTGGCGGGTGCAGGCGATGCCTTAACCGCAGATACCCTTCAAAACCGCCGGAGCGCGTTCAAAAACGGCCATGGCGGGTTTTCGTGAGGGTTGCAGCATCGGAAACAATCAGGGCGCCTCAGCGGGCGTCTTGTGCGACCGTTCTTCCAGAAGCCGCACCATGTCTTCGGCCTCTGCCATCGCTTCGGCACGACGGAACAAGTCGCGAGGCTGCGCCCGCAGCCATTCAAGCTCGCGGCGCCAGGCTGCGAGGTCGAGCAGGTCAGGGGTCGGGCGCAGGACGATGGTCACGATAGCCTCTCAATCAGATCGGCATAGCGGGCAAACAACTGCCGCAACCGATCCGTCACGCTGTAATGGTAGTGGATCACCCCCCGCTTCTCAAGGAAAAGGCCAAGCGCGTGCTGCGAAACCTGCATCCGGTCCTCTGGTGACAGATGAGCCAGATCGGGCTGGCGCAGCGCGTTGACCGCGAAATCGCGTATCTGATTGCGCAGGGGCTCGCGGCCGACGACAGCGCGCCAGATCGACCCACCTGGGGAGATGGCCGTAATCGCGCGGATCTGCGGATGCTGAAGCAAGCCGATGTCTTCGCGCGACAGCCCGGTTTCGGTCAAATGGCTGTGCAGAATCGTGGCACGCGCGGGCAAGCCACCGATCACAGCCAGCTCATCGACTGACACGAAGTCGGGCCGTTCCGGTGTGGCATCGGACATGGCGATGCCTTCGCCCTCCGCGTCCGCGATGATCAGTGTCTCGCGCCCGATGCCTAGGCGACGCAGGCGCAGGCTCTGCAGGTGCCCTCGCTCCACGGCACGCCGTTCGGTTGGCAGATCAGGCATGACTTCTACGGCGCGGCGTTCGATGTCGAGCCAGACCGCCCCCGGGTTGGTATCGAAGCCGGGGTGAATGCCGCGCGGGATCATGTGGACCTCACCGGAGCGGGCGTGGGTCCATTCCTCTTCCTCCAGATCCAGCGCCTCGTCCGGGGTCCGGCTGTTGCGGCGCATCCAGCCCTCGGTGCGCTGGATCACGAGACAGCCGCAGAAATAGCCGTTGGGCGGATAGACGCGCAGCCAGACGGGGTCATCGACCCGCCAGATCCTGTCGTGGAACCGGGTATGGGAATGGCGCTTGGTCGGCCGCTCGATCTGGATGTAGTGCAGGTAAGGAAACGCCTGCTTGGTGCGCTGGATCGCGGCCCAGTGGCCAGCGGCATGGGCCGTGCGCATGTTGGTATCGAAAATCACCCGCAGCCGGTGCATCGAGCCAAGTTGGACTTCCTTCAGCTCGCCCGTCACCGGGTCTTCCATCATCTCCTTGCCCCACCAACCCATTTCCTTCAGGCGGGGAGCAAGCTCTGCCTGGAACTGCTGGAGGGTCCGCCCATCGGCGAGGGTGCGATCGATCTCGGCCCGGATCGCGCGGGACACGTCATCGCGCATCGCCTTTGCCACGACCCAGTTGCGGGCGTGATCTTCACGCCAATGGTCCAGATGGTCGAAACGCTGCAATTCATGCGCAAAGCCCTTCGACCGGAAATATTCGATGGCCTCGCGATGCGGCAGCGGCTTCAGTTCGGTCCTCGCCATGGTCACTCCCGGATATTGGCGCCGACCTGTCCGGCCATCAGCGCGCCGAAGGTGGCGCCGGTCAGCAGCTCTTGCAGAGGCCCGGGTGGCCCGGCCCGGAATGCCTCCAGGATGTCGTTCACCTCATCTAATTCGCGCGCGCGCGCGAGGGCTTCAATCAGATCGCCGATCTCGGCCTCCACCGCGCGCTGCATCCCGCCCTCCCGGATCAGCGTGTCGATCAGCCCGTCGATGCTGTCGCGGGCCGGATCGAGGCGGGAGGCGACCTGCCGGGTGGCCTTGGGCGGTGTGGGGTCGGGCGGGAGCGGCCCCGGCGGCACGTCCACCGGAGGCGGTTCGGGCGCGGGCGGTGCCAGCACCTCTTCACCATCCTCGGGCTCGCGCAGGGCGAATACCTCGCGGACCTGCGCCACGGCGATCTTAAGCCCGGCCTTGGGGCCTTTCTCCATAAGGTCCATCATCAGCTTCGGGTCCACGGATTCCGGCGGCGGGAAGCTGATCGTGGGCAAGGCGACGGTGTCCGGGAAATGCAGCCGCTTCAGCGCACCGGCCAGATCGCGCTGAAGCGTGGCGGCCAGCTGCTCTGCATCGGCATCGCGGATGTCGTCGCGGACCTTTTCGTGGATATTGCCGACGGCATGGCCACCGGCGATGGCGTCGGTGGTGGCCACCTGACCGAGGACACCCTTGGAAAGCTGTTCGTCCCAATAGCGGGCGTTGCCCTCATACATCTTGTCTGCGCCCGTGGTGCCAGAGGTGATCACCTCCAGATCCATGTCTTTCGGAATGATCGCCGCCATGTCGACGCCAATCTGGCGCGCAGCCCGCAGAAGGGTCCGACGATCCTCCGGCGAAGAAGAGGTACCGTACTTGCCGAGGCGCAGCGGATGACCATAGGCCTCGAGGAAGATGGCCCAGTCCTTCAGCGTGTAATTCTTGAACAGGTAGGCCCATCCAGCGAGCCGTGCGAGACCGCCCCGGATCGCCAAACCCGATTTCGCCTTGGCCATATGAATGATGTATTTGTTCAGGCTCAGAGGCTGGGGCCCGGCATTGTCCCGCAGATAGAGATATGCCGCATTCTCCCGGTCGAACTCGAACCAACGCGGATCGACCAGTTCCATGCCGCTGATCTTGAGGCCTTTGCCATCGCGCTCCCAGAGGATTTCGGTCACGGAATAAGCCTTGCCGAGAGCATCCATCATATCGATCAGGCTGGTGCGGACGGCGGCAGAGGTCAGCGCGGCCCGGGTCATGTCGGCCAGTTCGTTGGCCGCGGCACTGGTGTCACCGGGGGCAACCTGCACGTCCAGAGACCGGATCGCTCGCTTGCGGACGCCCAGGACCGCAGCGTAATGCAGATCCTTCTCTTCCATCTGTTCAGCGAACTCGAGATAGGCGGTGGCATCTCCGATCTCGGACTCGCGCAGGATCGCGGCCAGCCGCGGCGGCGTCAGACCCTCTGCCGGATGACCTGACTGGATGGAACGGATCGAGCCAAGCGCGGGCACCGCCTCGCGTTCAAGCAGTTGCGACTGAGGCACCCGCTTCAGCGGCCGCCCGAATTGATCCACCAGCATCACCATGCCCCTCCATCGCCCCAGCGGCCGGAGCCGCCCTTGTCCTCGTCATCATCCTGATCGGGGTCGGCCCAGCGGCTGCGGGTGCCGGGCACCCCCTGATAGCCGAAGCTCTCCGGCCCGAGGTCAGCAGCTGTAACGGCCAGCGCCAGCGCCCAGACACGGTCGGCGTGGCCGTCGCTGTCGCCGTCCGCGACCAGACGCCGGATGCCGGTCACCCCAACCTGCGACTTGATCGAATGCAGATCGGCGCGCAGCAGCGGATCACCAGCCGGGATGCGGGTCTTGCGGTCCTGCATCGACTCCTTCAGGCCCGTGGCCATGTCGAGCTTGGAGGCTGTGCTGAAGAGGACGCCTTGCACCCGTTCTGATCCGTGACGGGCCTTGGCATCCTCGACCGGCTTTTCGCCCATGCCGGTCTGGTCCATCGCCACCCGCACCACTCGGTAACGCCGCATGACGTCATCGAGCAGCCGATCCTGTTCGGCAAAGCTGATGCGCTTTTTGGCGATGATCTCGCGCACCATCAGCACTTCGCCGACCAGTTCCGAAACCACGATGACGAAGAGGTCGTTGCGCGCGGCGATATCGACACCGACAAAGCACATGCCGCCCTTATAGCCACCCGGATCGCCCGCCTCGGTATGCTCGCAGGCCGAAATCAGATCATAGTCGAGCCAGGCCGAAGCCTCATCCAGCCAGGCGAGTTCGAATTCCTGCGCCCACTTGTCCTGATCGGCCATGCCGCGCCGCAACTCGTCGATGTTGACATCGAGCCCCTGCTTCACCGCCTCATAAATATCGACATGATGCTTCGACCAGCCGTTTTCGGCGGTGGTCATCAGCTCGTAGAATTTGTTGCCCTTGCCGTTCGGGGTGCTGATCACCCGGATTTTGTGGTTGCCGCGCGCCGCCACCGGAAAGGCCGAGCCCCAGATCGCCCGGCTGTCCTTGTGGAAGGCGAATTCGTCCAGCAGCAGGTTGCCGCCAAAACCCCGCGCGGAATCGGGGCTGGCCGAAAGGGCCACCACACGCGAACCGCCGGGGAAATGCACCTCATGGGTCTTGTAACTGGCCGCAGGCACATCGACCCTGAAGGTCTCGCCGCCTTGTTCCACCTCGCGCTGATAGGCCGGAACCCGGAATTCATCCTCGACGAACTGCGGTTGCCCCCGGTTTGAAAGGCCCTTCAACACCGCGTAATAGGCCCGCGTCATCGGCTTCAGGGCATCCTCCAGCGCTTCCTTGGCGGTGGCCTCGGACCGCGAGAGAATCGTCCAGCGGATTTTCCGCTGCTCGATCTCTGCCCGGGTGCAATCGTCAACGATCTCGCCGCAGGAGCCGAAGGTCTTGCCGCCGCGCCGGGTGAACATGCCGATCTTGAAGCGGCTGGCATCCGTGATCCATGCCTTCTGGTAAGGCAAAAACTTGATGATTGGGCTGTCAGGAACGGCAGCGCTCATTGCATGAAATCCTGGAAGGCATCTCCGGCTTCGCGTTTGCAGCGTGACCACAGGCGATCAAGGGCCGAGGCGCATTTGCCTTTGCGGCCAGCGCGATGAAACACGCGTCGGGTCGCATCGGGAACCCGGGACCAATGCCGACCGCAAATCCACTCACCACCGCTATTTCGACGGGTCGTGCGGTGACAGCCGGGAACACAGCAATTTATGTGGAAAGCGGTCATGCTGACTGGATCAGGTTACTGCGCCGCAGCGGTGATCGCCGCGAATAGTTGCCGGTCGCCCGCCGCGACCTTCTGCGTCACGGCAACGAAGCTGCGGACACCATAGGTCCAGGCCCAGCTGGTCTTGCCGCCCGGCAACATGATCTTCTGCTTTTCAGACAGGTAGAGCGGCCCGCCATTGAAGGTGAGATCGTCAATGTCCCGATCCCACAGCTCCCCCAAAGTCCAGCCTTGACCCAGAAGGGCCTGCACATCGGCGGCATCCGACTTGCGCACTAGAAGCACTGCATGGATTTCACCCATCTCGGCCGATGCATTCGCCAGTTCGACCGGATCATTCACGGCGCGGGCCGAGGCCCATTCATCCCCGTCGCCATCCTCGCCTGTCTCGATCCGGACGATGGTGCGCCAGAAGAGATCGGACCCCGAACCGATGCCATCGACCAGGACGGCCGAGCCGGGGCCGAGGTCGGAGAGTTCATCGAAGCCCGAGCGAGGCGGGAAGATCAGCAGCGCAAATTCGGTGCCATAGGACGCGACGGCCTTCATCTGACAGCCTTCGAGCGAGCGGGCATAGATGGCATCGATCTGAAGGATGCCCATCTGCGCACGACCGGCGCAGACCGCGAGCGAGATTTCGTCGGACCCGGCGAAATTGACCACGGCGGCTTCGACACCGCGCTGTTCAATGCGCTGTTCGATTTGCAGTGCCCGCCGGTCATAGCCGCCGCCCGGCTTGCCAGCCGCGATGGTCAGGGGTTCAGCCAAGGCCAGGACGGGGGCCAGCAGCGCGATGGCAAAGCAAAGGGTGAGAGGAAGCCAGGCAAGAAGGTGGAAGGCGCGATTTCGAAGCATGTTCTGTCCTCAGATGGTTTCACGGAAGGAAAGGAGGTAGGGCTGCCCGCGCCAGAAGCTGATCCTGGCAACGCGGCCAAGGTGTCGGACGATCTGATGCCGCCCAAAGACCCATGCGGCGGCGAGATGCCACCACCGGGCGTTCTGGAAGTGCAGCTGGGCCAGCAGGATCAGGGTGCCTTTGGCTTCGTCAGAGGGGTGCATCATGCAAACCCCATGATCTGGCGGGCCTGTTCGCGGAAATCTGCTGTGATCTCGCCCGCCTCGACTGCGGCGTCGAGCTTGGCGGATTGGGCCTTGCGGTCCTTTTCCTGCATCACCTGAAGGATGCCAGACGATGACATGACGTCCTTCATCATCCGGGCAAGAAAATGCAGGTTCTGAGGGCTGATCTCGGCACCTTCTTTCTGCACCTCTGCCTGCATGACCTTGAACGCCAGCGTGGTGAGCATCTGGAACAGCACGTTCTGGCGCTGCGCCTGATCGTCCATTCCCATCTCGCCGAGCCATTCTTTCGCCCAATCCGACGCCTGCTCCTGCAGCCGGACGAACTCCTGGTACTCGGTACCCCAGGCATGAATGGCCGATTTGCGGATGCGCAGGTTGAGCCCGGCTTCCTCAAGGCGGAAGTTCAGGGCATCAGCCAGCTCTTCATATTGACCGAAACCGCGGGCGCGCAGCTCCTCCTGGAGCCAGGCGCGCAGTTCGGCTGGCAGAAGATCGATCTTGCGGGGCGGCGGCATGTCACGCCCTCGGGCTGGGGCGCTGGATATCGGGGTGCGTCGCCCGGCCGCGCGCCACATCGGCACCGCGCGCCGTTGCCGTCGCCACCCGGAACTCCGGCTGCCCGCCAAGGATCACGAAGCCGTTCTCGGCCAGCCAGGACAGTTCAGTCGTGGTCTGGTCGCGCGAGGTGTTGATGCCGATCTGATCGCTGTTCAGCACGTCGGTCAGGATCGAGACATTCGAGGTGTAACCCGGGCTCGCCTCAAGAAACCGCAGGATGGCCAGACGGCGGTGGCGGCTGTTGAAGGTCTGAAAATCGGTCATTTCCGCTCCAGCAGATACTGTTCCACCCGCGCCAGCACGATGTCCTGCCGCTTGCCGGCATCGGTGGCGGCCGACTGGGCCGCGCGCAGTTCGCGGACATCGCCGCGCAGTTCGCCGATCAGCATGCCAAGCTGATGCAAGTCCTCTTTGGTCGGCTGCGCGCGCAGGGTCTGCTCGACACTGGCAAGGCGACCGTCCAAACGGTCCATCCGTTCCGAACCGGCCTTGAACCGGGTCTCGACGTTTTGATCGCGGGTCCGCCACCAGGTGTAGAGGATGTTGAGGATGTTCAGCGCCGCGAGCGTGACCGCCAGGGCCGGGCCGAGGTCAAAGGCGGGCGGGGTCATTGCTGGCGGTCCCCTTCGGCACGGGCGAGGTCGATACCGGCAAAAGGCGTCTTCTCATGCACCTCACGCAGCTTGGATGCTGCGAGCCGCGCCAGAACCCTTGCATCCGGGTTCAACCGCGCCAGTGCATCCGGCACACTCTGGGTCGCGTATTTCACAGCGGAATCGATCGCCGCTGGCCCGGTCAATCCCCGGCTCAGCGCGGCGCGGATGCCCGACATCAGCGCGGAATGCAGAGCCTCGCGGTGCCGCGCCTCGATTTCGATGCCCCAGCGGCGCTTCGCCTCATCGGCGGCACTGGCCAGCACCTTTGCGAGCCAGGCCGCGAGGAGCGACAGCAACAGCGGCAGGGCCGCAGCATAGATTTCGGAGAGCAGGTTCATCGTGCGGCCTCCAGCCATTTCGAGACGGTGAACCCCGGGCAGGCCTTGGCGGCATATTCGTTGTGGCCGCTGATCCGCCGGATCTGAGCGCGCATCCCGATCCCCTGCAGCAACTGCCGCAATGTGATGTCCTGCGCCGGGGTGAAGTGCTGGGCGAAGCGGTCGCGCTCGGTCGAGCCGTGACCGCCGATCAGGCAGATGCCGATGGTCCCGCGGTTGTGGTCAACGACATGGGCGACGATCTCCGTCTCGGGGCGACCGGCCAATACCTTGCCGTCCCGGCCGATCACCCAGTGATACCCGATATTGCGCCAACCCCGGTCCTGCATGTGCCAACGGCGGATTTCGGCAAACTGGGCGGAAAGACCCGCATCCGCCATCCAGTCGGGCCGCGTGGCACTGCAATGCACAACGACCTCATGGACAGGATAGCGTGCCGCACCCTGATAGAGCATAGCGGCGGTTTCCGCCCTCAGCACCGATGACACTGCGACACCGCCCGCTGTGAGCCAAGACTGAGCGGCGCGCTTGGTTTTCGTTCCGAAGAGGCCATCCACAGGCCCCGGCGAATAGCCGAGATCCCGAAGGCCCGTCTGGATGAGCGAGATTGCAGCCTTGGTCATAAAGGGCACCCGATGCTTCGGGCGCGCGCCCGGTCAGGACCGGGATGCCACATGGTGGCGAAATGGGGCCGTGGGATGCAGTTTGGGGGGATTAGCCGAAAAGGGAGAGCTGCTGCGGCTCAATCCCGGCGTCGCGGCGCATTTCGGCCCGAAGCTTGTGAATATAGGCGCTCGTCACGCCGTGTTCCCGTGCCAGATCATTGGCCGAACGGGTGGGTTTGGTCAATCCGGCTTCCAGAACGGCCGCCCGAAGAAGGCTGGCACGGCGCTGGATTTCCGCGCCTCGGCCCGAGGGGATGTCAACTTGGTGGCCTCCAAATCTGTCTGCCAGCCAGGTTACAATATCGGTGCCAACCTCGGCCGCGAGGGCCGAGGTGGCGGCGAACGAAGAGGTCGGCACGTCGCGGCGCTGACCGCCCGCGTTGGCGATCAGCCGCAGGCGAGCGGTCAGACCGAGGTCGCGTTCGAGTTCATCAATCCAGGCAGTCATCCCGGCCCCGCAAACTTGCCCACCTCGTTGCCCCAACTGCTCCAGCCGGGGCGCTGCTGGCGGCTGAACAGGTCGAGGCGGCGAGCTTCGGGCATGAGCCGTTCGGCAGAGCGGTATGCCTCTTCCGGCTTGCGGCTGTGCTCGCGCCGCAAGCCGAAGATCGTGTCGCGCACGGACTTGCTGGTCTTCGGGGCGCCGCGCGTGCCGATGAGATAAGGTTCGCCCGCATTCCTGAAGATATAGCCCGGACCGAATGCCTGTTTGCCGTTCGGCGTCATCTTCGCCCACCATCCGAGGGTCTTCAGAGCAAAGCCCCAGGCTTCGAGCACCGTGATCGCGTTCTGCAGCTGTGCGCCGCGCGCCCAGAGCCAGAGCAGACAATCCGGCGCGGCCAGCGCTTCAACCGGCATTGCGCAGATTTGGTCGAGGGGCATGGTCTGGTAATGGGCTTCCGGACTTTTCTTCAGGCCCTTCTTTGACCACATCTCCGACCTCCAGGGCGGGTCGGCCATGACCAGGTCGAATCCACCTGCAGGCCGCAGTTCGTGGAATTCGCGCAGAAGGATCATGTCACCCCCCCCGCACCGGACCGGACGGAACCCACGACAGCTGTTCAGCCATTCTGCCGCTCCGTCTCGATGCCGTGGCGCTTGCACATGGCCTTCAGGGCGCGGGTCACATCATTGATCTGGCCAGCTTCGCGCAGCGCATCGATGTCGATCGGCACGGACGACCATTTGCGTTCGAACTGGGAACGGACAAAAGCATTCAGCCCTTCGCGGCCGGGCTTTTCCAGCTTGCCCGCCTTGCCCAGCAGCCCCCAGAGGACGTGGACATAACGCAAATCCCCACGCGGCGCCGGAGCGCGACGGCCGTTTGCGCCCCCCTTGTAACCTGCTTTGAAGCCCCGTTCTTCGAGAGCTTCAACGACCTTGCGCAACTCGGCGTCGGTCATGTCGGCCATACTGGCCTTGCCCGTCACCAGCAGCTGGAGATCGTGCCGGGAATCGGCATCGATGCCGAGATGTTTGCACCCGACGTGGATCTGGCGCTGGAGGTTACGGACGGTCATTGGAACCCTCGTAGTAGCTGGGACGGGCAGCGATCTCGGCCGCAATGAAATCCTCGGCGAAGAGCGGAAATTTGTTCTCGATCCGGCGGCGCAAGTTGCGTTGGCGTACCCGAGCGCGGGCCGCTTGGCTCCAGCGGCGGATCGGACGTTGATGGACGCACTCCCAACCGACTGTCCACCCAGAACCGGGTTCGTAGGGGGTGCCTGGCAGGCTTGCCTGGATGATCTCGTCCGGGATGGGGTGACTGCGATCGGAAAGAACCGACATGACGATGCGCGGCATTCCATCGGGAGGAGATGTGTAGGGGTTTCCCCAGAACAACCGGCACCGCCATTTCGCGTTCACCGATCATCCTCCGGCTTGGGCAGAGCCAGCCGAGTGGCAGCATTCGGTTTCCGCTTCTGACCCTCCTGTACTTTGGTCAGACAGCGCAGTGCATAGCCCATGTCGTCGAAATCGCAGGTTTCAAGCTCGATGCGGATGGTTGCCTTGCCGCCCCTCGAGGTCGATGAGAACGACTTCAACCGCAACGACTCTTCGGGCGTTCCAGAGAGATAGAAGCTCACATCGCACCGCCAATCTGGCGCTGCTTGCCCGAACCACCGTTCACACCATGGGCAAGGTTGACCCGATCCCCGGCCCTGAACCCGGCACTTGCCGCATTGCCGAAACGAACCGATCTGGCGGAGGTCTTCATGGCCGTCGTTTCCGGGATGCGCTGCTTCAGAACTGCGCGGGCCTTTGCCAAGGCATGATCATCCATCGACAGGTGAAACAGGTCGAACAGACGCACGCGCAACCGAGCCACCAATCCGGCGGTGAAGTCGGCAACAGCCTGCCGTTTTGTTGCGACCGTTCTCCGGCGGCGATATTCGGCCGTCGCCTTGAACGCTTCGATCTCTCGGTCCATCGCGCGGTTCAAGACGGCAACCAGATAGGTCGCGATCTCCGGGCCCGGAGCGCGGCCGAGAAACATGATCGCCGGGCTCCAGTCGTTTAGGATCACGGTCGCGCAATTTGTGCAGCGCCCAACCGCTCCCCAGATTTGATCGCGCGGGGCATTGCCACGGGTTTTAAGAGCGGCTTGCTGCTCTTCAAATTCGATGTCTTCGGCCGTCAAGCCGTGGTCGCGCATCAAGTCCGCTGCCTTTGCCAAGGCAGCTTCGGCTTCGGCTTCGGTGGCGCCACGTCCCGTGCCGAGGGCGTGCAGGGCCGCGATCCGCTTGCGAAGAGCATCATCCATCACGCCACTTCCAATTCAAGGGCGGCGGTGGCGGCGATCCGCCACTCGATCATGTAGCCCTCGGTATAGCGCGGGCCGTGCAGCCGCGCGAAATCGGTGGCCATGTCCTCGAGGTCCGCATAGCCGAGCCGCTTGGCGCAGCCCTCGAGGCGCAGGAGCGGCATGTTGCCCTCGCGGATGCCGGTGATGCGATTGCCGGTCCAGAGGATGTCCATCCGCTCGACGGCCGTGCAGATCGCGCCCTCGACGATCTGCCGATGGTTGATCTTGTCCATGAGCCGGATCGGCTCACCGGGCCGGGCATGACGCAGGCGGGGCGGCTCGAAGGTCTGCCGCATCACCCCGGCGGAGATCAGCGGCACGAAACGCTGGGCGAAGGTATAGCTGATCATGGTCACGCACTCGCCAGATCGATGGTCAGCGATTGCCAGGGGGCATCGAAGGCGTCGCGGAACTGAAAGCGCAGATAGCTCTTGGACCCGATCACATGCATCGCGTCGCGGATCGCTTCCTGACCCCGGACCCAGCGCGCATCGTCGTCATTGGTGTTCAGCAGGACAAAGACGTTCGTCCGGTTGATCTGGCCTTCACGGTCGGTATCGAAGGCGTTGGTGACGATGGAGCGGATCAGCGGGTCGGCCCCGGCGGCACGCTCGTTGAGACACTCGTCGAACAGCGCTTTGGCGATCTGCATTTCGGGGCCATAGGCGATGCGATCCGCGATGCGAACCTCGATCTTCATCAGACCGTCGAAAGTGGAATAGGTGCGGTTCCCCTTCGGGCCGCCGATCTTCAGCCCATATTCCTGCGCCATGAGCGCGTCGAACGAGCCGAGGTCCTCGTAGACATGCCCCTTGAACCGACCTACCTGCGCCGCAAGCGCATGGGCAAAGCCGAAGACTTTACGGACCATTTCGTCCTGCAGCTTCTTCATGGCCGGGACATTCTCGACTGCACGCAAGCCGCCTTTGCCGTCGGCCATGTAGCGATTGCCATTCGCTTCCACGATGCCATCCGGCACCGGGTGAGGCTCGAATTTGGTCTGTTGAACGGTCATTTCAGAACTCCTTGAGACGGGGGAAAACGATCTGATCCGGCGCCTGCAATTGCAGGGGCGGGATCGGGGCGAGGCCGAGGATCACAAGCGCCAACGCCATGTCCTCGATCTGGTGCGTGCTGAGGCCCGTCAGGGCACGGTGGCCGTGGAGGTCGATACGGCCAAGGGCGCGGGCGGCAGAGATGAGGATGTCGCGGTCGCTGCGGGTATGATCAGCCATGGCGGGTTGCCTCCTGGCCGAAAAGGATCCAATGCGCGCTGACATCACAGCCGCGCGCAAGCTTCGCCAGGGCGACGGAACCGGGAAGCGCGCGGCCAGCCAGCCAGGTTTCCAGCGACGGGACCGGCACCGCGCACTTCTCAGCACAGGGCTTGGTGCCACCTTGCAGAAACGCCAGATGCTGGATGCGGGCGCGGACGCCGGAGCGATCAAGGTCAAGCGGCATCGGTGGCCTCCTTGCGATAGCGAGGGCAGGCCCGGCAGGCGCGATGCATGCGAACCCGCTCGCTGGTTTCGTTCGAATAGGTCTTGGCCTTGGCCATCCAGTCCCGGCAGGCCGCCGTGGAAATGACCCCGGTGGCGGGGCAAAGGACTGTGGCGTCCATGAAACGGCCGCGCACCACATCCTCGACCGCGCCCATGTCGCCCTTGTACTTGTGGCGCAGCACGGCCGAGACGAGCGCGGCCGAACGACCGAGGCGCACAGCAACCTTGTTCTGGCTGGTGCGGGCGCATTCCTCGGCCAGCAATTTGACCCAGTCTGGAAGGGCATCACCCCAGGCAGCGCGCGCGATGGTGAGAGGATCGCTCAAAGCCGCGCCTCCGGCATGAACACCTCACGCGTATTCGGGTCGTAAACCCGCTTCACGCGCTGGATTTGCGGCGGTTTGGGGCCGTTGTTGCGGATAAGGCGATACCGCGCGATCCGTCCACGGACCGGGTCTGCTTTTTCCAGCACCCTCAGATAGCCGGTGGCCAGAAGCATCTGGCAATACGATTTGGCAGTCTCGACCGAGATACTGGTCGAGGTGGTGTCAAGCAGATCCAGATAGGTGAATTCCTTCTGCATATACATGCCGCGCCACAGCCGTTCCGTGATGCTGCCCTGTTCCACAGCGGTTCCATCCGAGCGTACACGCGGCGCCTCGACACCGATGTCGCGGACCAGAAGCCACCGCGCGACTGCGCCTGGCTGTATGGGTTGCTGCTGGAGATATCCGGCGGCGGTCAGGCCCTTGAAATAATCGCGGGCGGTCTTGTCGTTGGCGCCGGTCAGGCCGGTGATTTCGGAAACACAGAAGGCGTTGCCATTCCGGCCACGCACAGCCGCCCAGATTGCCTCACGGCCAGGATTCGACTCATCGACAGGGGGGCGGGCCATCACACGCCCCTCCGCGGAGCCGGGGCCTCTCCGCTGAAGAAGGCGATATCCCTTGCATCGGCCATCGTGATGGCGGTCTTGCCGGTCGTGAGGGCATATTCCGCAATCTGGCGCAGGTTCACGACAATGCGGCGCGCGCGCGCCTGCGATTGCTCCAGCACCAGTTGCTTGACCTCGGGATCCAGCGCGATACCGGGGCACTTCCGGTCAGCAAGCAGGCCAACCTCGCGCAGATCTGCAGGCTGCGCGGCAACCCAATCCAGCATGCGGTTGTGAACCCGTTCCCAGCGGCGCAGCGTCTGCGGCAGGTTTTCTTCCCCGATCAGGATGACCGTGCCCTGCGAGCTTTCGTAGATGTCGCGGATGATGCCGATCATGCCATCCTTGGCGACCAGGTCGGCCTCGTCGATCAGGAGCGGGCGCCCCGACTTGCTCAGTTGATCACCGATCTGTTCGACCATGTCGCCGATGGTGCGGCCCGGCGTGATGCCCATGGACCGCAGGATCATCTCGGCGAACTTCTTGCGGCTCCAGGTGGATTTGACCTCCACCCAATAGGCCCGGGTCTCCTGTGCATTCCAGGTCGCAGCCTTGGTCTTGCCGTAGCCACTCGGCCCGAAGAAACAGGCCAGCCCCGGCAGATCGAAGTCGCGGTTTTGCACCCTGTTGATCAGGGCGTTCAACAGCATGACATTGCGCAAGGGCGCAACGCTGCCGCTGGTGTTGATATTCACTGCTCCGTCCATCATTCTCTCCTCACTTCGTCCAGCCGCCGTGGGGCCTGTCCGCCCCCGGCGGCATCTCGTTTCAACCCACGCCCTGTTCGCCGAACCGGTCGAACATCGTGCGCTGTGCCTGGTATTCGGGAAGGCGCACGATCCGGGCGTAGAACGCGGCATCCTCCTGCGAGATCGCCTCGCCCGCTTCCGAGCGGCGCTCGATCTCCAGCGCCCGCCAGAAACGGTCTGCGGCGCTGTCGACGGCGATGACCGGCTCCAACTTCGGTCTGCTGAAATCCGCCGCGAACAGCTGGAAATCGGCCTCGGTGCTGGCATCCGGCGCAGGCACCGGGCGGTCGATCACAGGCTTGCGGATGCGCGCCGGGGCCAACTCGACGACCTTCGCTTCAACCAGCGGCGTTTCCGGCTGGGGCAAATCCGCCAGTTCGGCGGCGAATTCCCCGACCGACATGGGCCGGAGGGTCTGCAGCAGCTTTTTCTCGGCCGCTCGGCGCTGACGCTGCGTGCGGGCATGCAACTGTGCCCCGACAAGGTCGAAGAAGCCGACCTTCTCACGGCACTCGACAGGCCCCAGAAATTCCCCGCGCAGGGAATAGACATAAGCTCCGGCATGGAGGTTTTCCGGGTCGAACCGGGCGATCACCCGCTTACCGGCGAACTCGTTCATCCAGGGCGCCCAATATTTGTTGTCGTAAAGCTCAAGGCCGCCGTGGTTCTGGTGCAATTTGCGCACCTCCTGACCCATCAGCCAAAGTCGGTGCTGCTCCTCGGTCGCCTTGCGGATCGGGGCTGTGGCATAACTTTCGGCGAAGGTTTCGTCGAAGCTGCGGCCGCGGGCGGTGTCGGACAGGCGGCCCGGCCGGGCATTGTGCGCACGGATGCCCTCATCCAACACATCAAGGAAATCTTTCAGCGGGATCGCGCGCGAGCCATAATCTTCGGGTTTGGCCAAAGGATTTGGGCCCACATAGGCGCCGGCAAACCGCGGATCGAGCGCGATCCGGCTGGCCACGTCGCGGAAACCGCGCTCGATCGGCTTGGCCTGACCATGCCCCGGTTTGGCCCAATGGATCTGGATACCCATCTGCGGCAGGACGCCCAGCGGATCATCCGGCCTGATCTTGAACCGAAACCGGGTTTTTACGCCTCCGGTCAGCCATTTGTTCGCAAACTCGCGGCCATTGTCGAACAGGCAATGACGCGGGATGCCCCAGGTCTCGATCAACTCACCGAAGGCGCTCATGACGGCGACCTTGTTGGGAGCGAGATCGACGCGCCACGACAGGATTTTCCCCGAATAGAGATCCTGAAACGCGACGATCTGCGGTCGCACCGGCTCCTTGATGCCCGGCCAGGCCACGAATACATCGATCTTGTGGCAATCGGCATTGACGCCTTCCAGCGCCGTCAAGGTCGATCGGTCGCGGATCTGCGGCGGGAAGCATTTGGCAAGCCCGGCCTCGCCCTCCTTGGCATAGACCACTGTTACGCGCGGCACATTCGCTTCGAACCAGCGCTCGGCGGTTTTCAGGGTCAGATATTGCCAGCCCCGCGCGATGCACACGTCTTTCACCACGTCATAGCTGGCCCGAAAGCTCACGGCGGGGCGCAGGAACGCCGCCTTCAATCGGATCAGGAATTCGGGGCTGCATTCGGCGCGTTTGCGCTGCGGGGCGGCAGCGCGGTGTCGCGGCGCCAGATAGGGCAGCCGGTCGGCCACATCCACGCCCTCCAACATGCCCATCCAACCCCAGATGGTGCGCTCGCTGGCCTTGCGCCCTTCTGCTTTTTCCAACTGGGAGACCTGCCGCACCGCGAGATTGCGGCCGATGGCGGCGGAAAAGGCTTCGACGCGCTGGATCACCTTCAGGCGGGCGCGGGCCTCGGCCTTCACCGTCTCCGGCAGGCCGTCATACCATGCCCAGGCCGTGCCGCGATCCATGCGGGATGCGGGTTCCTCGACCGGCGCTACCGCTTTCAGGAGGGCACCCTGCGCCCGGGCGGGCAGCAGTTGCCAGCTGTATTCCCAGCCTCCACCGCGGCCTGCGCGACGGCGTGCCAGATGGGGCCGAGACCGCCAACCCTCACGGGCGGCCAGTGCATCCACGCCCTGCCGGGTGCCGGGCACGTCCGGCAAGCCACTGGATGCCAGCGCCTCGGCTGTCCACCATTCCTGATCGGGCGCGGTTCGGATCATTTGGCAGCGAGCCCCCCGCGGATGGCGGTGGCCAATCCGAACTCGCCACGACGCTCTGCCTCGTCCGCGACAAGCGGCGCGATCTCGCCGAATTCCTGATCGATGAAGCGGCGAAGCACGGCTTTACCCGCCCGGGCCCATGCCGATGTGAGCGCCAAAAGCGCCTGATCCTCAGGGGATTTCGCGGGGGCTTGAAGCCCCCCTTCAACGCGCAGCGAACGGCGGGCATCGGCGGCGGATTTGGCATTGCCGACCGACAGCCGCAGGACCACATCACCGCGCTCAACCGGGTTGCCGATCTTGGCGATCTCGGCCAGGTCTTTCAGGCTGACCGGACGCTGTGCCTGCCGAAGATGCGCGACGTCGCGGGGTGAAAGAGCCGTGCCAGCAGCGACGATCCGTTCAACCTGACGCTTTGACAGGCCAAATTTCTCAGCGGTTGCGGCAGCAAACGACACGATGTCGCTTGCTGAACCCTGCCGCGCGAGGCCCCCGGCCACGCCCCGTTTCGTCTCCGGGTGCAGCCGCTCGTAAACCGCCTTCCGCGTGGCCAGAAACACCGCGCTGTCCAGCGCATTCATCTCGGCGCCGGCCAGATTGTCGTCGATCTCGACCATCCGCGCCCAGTCGTCGGTGACATCGGTCCAGACCTTGGCCGGAACATGCACCCAGTTCAGGCGGCGGGCCGCCTCAAGCCGATGGCCCCCGGCCATCAGGTAAAGCTGGCCGTCCTTTTTCTTGCGGACATGGATCGCGTCCTTCATCACCCCGATCTCGGTGATCGAGGCGATCAGGCTTTCAACGCCTGCCTCGCTGACCGGGCGCAGACGATCGCGCACGATCACCTCTGCCACCGGAACCTTGTCGATCTGCATCAGGGTGGGGGTCATGTCTTCCGGCCAATGGTATGGGGATCACCGTGAAAGTCCCGCGCGCGGGTGCGGCAGGGCTGGCACATGCGGTTGTGGAAACCGTCGCTGGCAAAGGTCGCACCGCAGGTCATGCAGGCCCGGGGACCGCGCTTGGCTTTGCTGTCGGCTTCGGCCTGCTTTGCGTCGCGCAACCGCTCCGCCCCATCCTTCGAGGTCGGCGCCGAGCAGATCGCCCCAGCGGGGCTGATCACGACATAGCATTTGGTGTTCGCCTGATAGCGGATCGTGAATTTCGGGCGGATCGCGGTGGGCGCTGTCATTGCAGCACCCATCCGATGGCAAGGCCCATCCAGCCGAGCGCGAACAGGCAGACCGCGCCGATCAGGTCGCCGATCCAATGGTCGTCCAGATCGCGGGCGGCGCGAAAGACCGCCCGTGCGAATTTGCCACCCCGCCCGGCGGATTCCCCTTTGGCCTGGGCGGGGTGGCCCCTACCATCGGACGTGCAAACAACCGGATGGAGGGATGGGATGGCGAAATCGCCGAAATTGGCCTCGCGTGAGGAATTGCTCGCGCTGGCCGCGGCCGAAGGCATGGCGCAGGGCACCATCGGAAAGATCGTCATCGCCATGCTGAAGTCGGGATCACCGATCTCCCGCGAGGCGATATTGGATGCTTTGTCTGATGCTGCGGAAGGGCGCGACGCCAATGTGGCGGAGGTGCTGGCAAACGGGGCGTTGCAGTTCATTGCGAACCTCCCGCCGGAACGGCCGTAGCCGCCAGAACGCCGCACATCAGAAGGCCAAGCTGCCGGTCATCCCCCGAGCGGCGGCGATTCTCGGCGCGCAGGGCGTTGATCACCTGGTCAATCGCCACATAGACATCAACGGCACTGCTGGCGTGGTCGATGGCCGCCACCCAGCGCGCACCCGGCTCCTCGGGCAACTGGAGGGCGGCTTTTTTAGCCCGCAGCGCGCTCAACCGTGCCTCAACCCCTAACTCGGGGCAGATCAGATGCGCCAGGCGCCAGCGCAGGCGGAAAAGAGCGGCCATCATGCGGCCCCGCTTTTCAGATCGCTGACATGGGACTTGAGGCGGGCCAGATAGGCGGCCTGAACCACCTCCGGCCCTGCCGCGCTGATCATCCGCGCCAGCAGCGCCTTCCCCTTCGGCCCCTTGGACTGGCCAAAGGTCGCATTGCGCGCCGCCGACGGCACGACGCCGTTCTCGGCGCACCACGCTTCAAAGCTCAGCCCGCGCGCCTTGAAGGCGCCGACCACGGCATCGTGGAGGATTGCCCCCGGCTGATAGGGAAGGGCTTGCGCCGTCATTGATTCCTCGCAAGGTATAAGATTGTAGACCCTACGCAATGTATGGTGCAGGATTTTGAACCAATCAAGCCCAAAAGTGCAGGATACTGCACGCGGAGACCGTATTCTTGAGGAGCGACAGCGCCTCGGCTTGACACAGCCCCAACTGGCTGAGGTCGGCGGCGTTTCTAAAGGTTCACAAATCTTGTATGAAAAAGGAAACGCTCCCACGGCCGACTACCTTCGTGGGGTTGCACTTGCTGGGATGGATATCCTTTACGTGCTGACCGGCGAGCGCAGTTCGGCCAGTCTTCCGGCAATGATGCTTCAATCTTTGCAGCACTCGCTGGCCGGTCCCGAAGATTTCGCCCCAATTCCCCTATACGCAGTCGAACTTGCCGCAGGCGCTGGTGCGGCAAACGGCACCGAGGAAGTGATCGACCATATGGCGTTTCGCCGAGACTGGCTTCGCAAGATGGACGTGTCGCCCTCGGCTGCGGTCATCGCCCGCGCGCGCGGCGACAGCATGGCTCCGACCTTGAATGATGGCGACGTGGTGCTGATAGACCGTTCCAAGGCCGAGCCGCCGTCGAAGCCGCGCGACGAAAACGATACCCGTCCACCGCGCATTTATGCCCTGATGGACGATGGGGGCGCCCGCATCAAACGCATTGCTCTGGCCGCACCGGGGATGCTGGCCATCTTGTCGGACAATCCGGCCTCACCGCCAGAGTTTCGCCCGGTTTCCTCGGTCACGATTATCGGCCGTGTGGTCTGGTGGGGGCATACGAACAGGGAGTGATCAATGCCAGTTTGCGAACGATGTAATAATAACCGCCTGAATATTTCGATGGGAAGAAACGGCATCTGCCTGCGTTGTGAGCAAGAAATCGAATTAGAGAGAAAACAGCGCGGCATTGCTTCGGAAGAACGCGCCAGCCAGGATGAGCGCGCGCTTCAAGCTGCCGCCTCGCGGATTATTCTGACCACCGAATCCTCCCTCGATCTGCGGATCGAACGTCGCCTTGACATCATCACAGCCGAAGTCGTGATCGGGATGCACCTGTTCCGGGATATAGCCTCGGCGTTTCGGGACACCTTTGGCGGGCGCAGCGCGACAATGCAGAAGGGTCTGCGCGACGCCAGAAAGACCGCTCTCGACGAGTTGCGGCGCGAAGCCCTTGCCCTCGGCGCCGATGCCGTGGTGGCCGTCGACCTCGATTACTCCGAGATATCGGGCGGCGGTAAGTCGATGCTGTTCCTGGTCGCCAGCGGAACCGCAGTGAAACTGGCCACAACGGGTGGAGGTGAAGATCGGGCATGATGTCCGTTACTGTTCATGTTATGTTCTCGTCTCACCCAGCCGCGGAGCATGACCTTGAACGCCGTTCTTACCCCTGTTGAACCCACCTCTCCCGTCGCGCCCTGGATGGGCGGCAAGCGCAACCTTGCCAAGAGGATCTGCGTGATCCTCGATCAGACGCCCTGCGGCACCTATGCCGAGCCCTTCGTCGGCATGGGCGGTGTCTTTCTGCGCCGCGCCGCCCGCCCGCGGGCCGAGGTGATCAACGACCGTGCCCGCGATGTCGCCACGCTGTTTCGCATACTTCAGCGGCACTACGTCCAGTTTCTGGACACGCTGCGGTTCCAGATCACCACCCGCGCCGAGTTTGAGCGCCTCGTCGCCACCGATCCCGACACCCTGACCGATCTGGAGCGGGCGGGCCGGTTTCTCTATCTTCAGCGCTGCGCCTTCGGCGGCAAGGTCTCGGGCCGCAACTTCGGCGTCTCGCGTGAGCGGCCGGGGCAGTTCAACCTCTCGACGCTCGAACCCATGCTCGAGGCGCTGCACAGCCGCCTTGCGGGCGTCATCGTCGAGTGCCTCGACTGGTCGGACCTGGTGCGCCGCTATGACAGCGAGGCGACGCTGTTCTACCTGGACCCGCCCTATTGGGGCTGCGAGGGCGACTATGGGAAAGAGCTGTTTTCCCGGGCCGAGTTCGACAAACTGGCGTCCCAGCTGCGCGGCATCCAGGGGCGATTCCTCCTGTCGATCAATGATGTGCCAGAGGTCCGGGCGCTGTTCGACTGGGCGGTGGTCGAACAGGTCACGACGACCTACACCATCGCGCGACAGGCCGGTGCGCGCGGCAGCCGCGCCGAACTGCTGATCCGCAATTTCGGGGGGTGAGCAGCGGAAAATCAGTTGCATGTTCGCGGCGGCGGGCGGCCAGCAGATCGGAGGCCGTTTCCTATGAAATACAAAGCGTTACCGCGAACATGCAAACCCCGTCCGAACATGCGGCCCTATTTGCATGTTCGGACATCGGCGCACCACGCCCTCAAATGGCGCCATACCCACTAAAACCCAAGTTTTATTAGATTTTTTGGCAGCCCATCTCATCGGATCGGGCGCACGCCCAACAGCCCGCACAGGGCCTTTAAGGCTGTTTCAAGGCCGACTGCAAGACATCGCCCAGGCTGCCATCGCAGTTCCCGCGACGTTCCTAAGCCCCTGTTTTCACGCAGCCTTCCGACATCTTCCGCTTTCCCCCGGCCTCTTCCGTCTTCCTGCAGATATTCGTGTCACTTAACAGCGGTCCTGCCCCATGGCTGCAATCCGGTCGTCTGCTGCCGAAGTCCCGACAATGCCGCAATCCGCCCCTTATTTCGCCATGCGGCCCTGCGAAACCCCATCCTGTAGCTGCATAAAGCTTCCCTCGGCGCTGTGGATGAAAGCCCCCACCCAGTTCGCAGCGCCGAGGTCTGCCCTTGCAACTTCTGCATCGCCCCCTA